GTTCCCGCAAGTTATCTTTACCAACATGACGTATCCTGACATTGAAATGTTTATCTACCCGCGCCCAACGCGCGATCTAGAATGGCATTTCATTTCGGTTGAAGAACTGACACAGCCTGCAACGCTTGACACAGTCCTTTCGTTCCCGCCCGGCTATCTGCGTGCGTTCCGCTATAACCTAGCGTGCGAACTAGCGCCTGAGTTCGGCGAAGAACCGTCGCCACAAGTTCAGCGCATCGCTATGTATTCCAAGCGCAACCTGAAGCGCATCAACAACCCTGATGACATCATGTCGATGCCATACAGCCTTATTGCATCTCGCCAGCGGTATAACATTTTCGCAGGAAACTACTAATGAAGACGCCCATACTGGGCAGCGCGTATGTGGCCCGTTCAGTAAACGCTGCCAACGCACGCATGGTAAACTTGTTTCCAGAAGCTGTGCCGGAAGGCGGCATAGAGCCGGCGTTTATCCAGCGTTGCCCCGGCTTGCAGCTTCAGCAGACCATTGGTGATGGCCCGATCCGCGGGCTGTGGGCGCACCAGACACGCGGCGATGACTTTTACGTTGTGTCTGGCTTTGAAGTCTACAAGCTGTCCAGCCTTACTGGAACACCTGTTAAGCTGGGTGACGTAACCGGCACTGGCCCTGTGTCCATCGCCGACAACGGCACCCAGATATTCTTCGCCTGCAATCCTGATGCGTTTATTTACGACGAGTCAACCAACACGTTTGGGCAGATCACTGACCCTGACTTTCCGGGCGCGGTTACTGTCGGCTATCTCGACGGCTATTTTGTGTTTAACGAGCCTAATAGCCAGAAACTTTGGGTGACGCAGCTTTTTGACGGCTTCCAGATTGACCCGCTAGAGTTTGCCAGCGCCGAAGGTAGCCCTGACGGCGTCGTTGGCATACTAGTAGACCACCGCGAATGCTGGGTGTTTGGCACTGACTCCACCGAAGTGTGGTACAACTCTGGCGGTCTAGACTTTCCGCTGTCGCCAATCCAAGGCGCGTTCAACGAAATCGGTTGCGCCGCGCCGCACTCCATCGCCAAGATGGACAACACTGTGTTCTGGCTGGGCGCAGACGCGCGCGGCCAAGGCGTCATTTACCGCGCGGCTGGCTATAGCGCGCAGCGCATATCAACGCACGCAATTGAATGGCAAATCCAAAACTACCTAGATATGAGCGACGCTGTAGGCTATACCTACCAGCAGGACGGCCATGCGTTCTACGTCCTGTCGTTTCCGTCCGCGGACGAAACTTGGGTGTACGACGCTGCCACTGGCGCATGGCATCAGCGGTCATCCTACTCCGCCCTTGCGCCAACTGAAGGTGCATTTGAAGCCGAATCGTTTTATACTGAAGCGTTCTACACGGTGCTGCCGCTTACACCTTCCGGCGTTAGCGGCGCGTTCTCACGCCACCGCAGCAACTGCCAATGTAACTTCCAAGGCAACATCATCGTCGGTGACTACGCCAACGGCAACATCTACACGTTTGAGCTAAACGTTTTTGCGGACAACGATATAGCGCAGCGTTGGTTGCGGTCGTGGCGCGCGCTGCCGACAGGCCAGAACAATCTCACGCGTACAGCAAACCATAGCTTGCAGCTTGAGTGCGAAACAGGCGTTGGCCTGAACGACGGCCAAGGAAGTGACCCGCAAGCTATGCTCCGCTGGTCCGACGATGGCGGCCATACATGGTCCAACGAACATTGGGCGTCTATGGGTAAGATCGGCGCAACAGGCACCCGCGTCATTTGGCGCCGGCTTGGCATGACGCTGAAGCTGCGCGACCGTGTCTACGAAGTGTCTGGCAGTGACCCTGTCCGTATTTACTTGACCGGCGCTGAACTGCAACTGAGCGGCACAAATGCCTAACGATCTGCTCACCCGTATCCCTGCGTCACGCGTCCCGATTACGGACGCGGCTGACGGCACGGTGACGCGTGAGTGGTACAGGTATCTGTTTAATCTTTTTACGCTGACGGGCGGCGGTCAAGCTAACTCGGCAGCAAGTTCGTCTTTTGGGCAAGACTTGGCCCCGCTGTACACGCCGCAGGTGAGCGACAAGCGTTACGGTGCGTTCTTCGACACCACCACGCAGACAGCCGCCGCTACTAGTACGGCGTATCCAATCACGCTTAACTCTACGAGCATAACTGACGGCGTCTACATCGGCACGCCTACGTCGCGTGTGTATGTAGACCGCGTAGGCACGTACAACTTTCAGTTTTCCGCGCAGCTTAACAAATCCGGCGGCGGTTCAGGAAACGTTTTTATCTGGTACAGAGTAAACGGTACTAACGCGGCAAACTCTGCAACAAGCGTGACGTTAGCCGGAAGCAGTTCAGCGGCTGTCGCCGCATGGAATTTTGTGATAGACTTAAACGCAGGTGATTACTTTGAACTGGTTTGGTCTACAAGTAATACAAACTGTGTAATTGAAGCCGCAGCGGCCAGCGCCCCTGTACCCGCAATCCCGTCCGTCATCCTGACGGTCACTGATAACATTAACTAGGGTTTAGATATGACTGTTCTTGCTCCACAACCTAAAGCACAATTCTTCGATGCTAACGGTAGCCCGTTGGTCGGCGGCAAGGTCTATACCTACGCAGCCGGTACGACAACACCGTTGCAGACATACACTGATGCGTCAGGGGTTACGCCCAACACCAACCCAGTTATTCTGGACTCGCGCGGCGAATGTAACCTGTGGTTCTCTACCGCTACTAGTTACAAAGTAGTCTTGGAAAGCGCGACCGACGTGTTGCAATGGACCGTCGATAACATTGCGACCTACGGCACCATCGCCAGCCAAAACTCCAACAACGTAGCTATTACCGGCGGTACGATCAGCGGCGTCACAATCACAACGTCCACCATCACCGGCGACATATCCGGTAACGCTGGCACCGTGACAAACGGCGTCTATCTGACAGCCACGCAGACGCTGACAAACAAGACCATCACAGGTCTGGCGTCGGCGTCAACTGTCAACGATTCTGTTGGCACACCGTACACTGTTGGCTACCGCAGCGTCCCGCAAAGCCTCAACACTACTGCTGCCGCTTCTGACGATGGTAAGCACCTGTATGTGTCTGCGACCACCACAGTCCCGTCGGGCGTGTTTGTAGCAGGAAACCTGTTTTACGTGGTCAACAGCAGCGCCAGCACCGTGACGCTCACACAGGGCGCTGGAACGACGCTACGGCTTGGCGGCACTGCAACCACAGGCAGCCGCACCATCGCAGCCTATGGCGTTGCTAACGTGCTGTGCGTCGGCACTGAAACCTTCTACGTCACCGGCAACGTAACCTGATAGGATAGGCCATGCCAATTATCGCAGCAAACATCATTCCTGCCAAGAATATGGAAAACACGCAGACTACGCAGTATGTGTCGCCAAGCAGCACCACGACTATCATTGACAAGTTTACGGCCACCAACTTCAGTAGCAGCATGGTTAACGTCAGCGTCAACTTGGCAGCGGTCAGCGAAGCTACGGGCAACAGCAACCTGATCGTCAAGACGCGGACGCTGCAACCCGGCGAGACATACACCTTTCCTGAGATCGTAGGTCACACCCTGCCGTCCGGCGGGTTTGTCTCTACGCTTGCATCAGCGGCAGCGGCAGTCAACTTGCGCGCGTCGGGGCGCGAGATTAGTTAATGCCGCCGTTCGTCGTATTCTCTTTACCTAGGTCGCGGTCAGCTTGGCTGTCCCAGTTTCTGACTTACGGTGAATGGATGTGCGGCCACGAAGAGTTACGGCATATGCGTAGCATTGACGATGTGCAGGCATGGTTTTCGCAACCTAACATTGGCACGGCGGAAACCGCTGCCGCGCCTTGGTGGCGGTTGCTAGACAAGTTTGCGCCCAACGCCCGCGTTCTAGTTGTACGCCGTCCGCGCGACGAAGTTGCCGAAAGTCTGATGAAGATAGCCGGCACGCAGTTTGACCGCGCTGGTCTTGACGCGCTACTGCTGAAGCTGGACCGCAGCCTAGATCAGATTGAGGCGCGGCTGCCCAACGTCTTGTCAGTGTCGTTCGACAGCCTGAACGACGAAGATACTTGCGCGGCAGTGTTTGAGCATTGCCTCCAACAGCCGCACGACCTTGACCACTATGCGCGTATGGCGCCTGTCAACATTCAAATCAATTTGCCTGCAATGATGCGTCACTACAACGCATACGCACCAGCAATGGAAAAGCTGGCGTCGATTGCCAAGCACCAAACGATAACGGCGCTGGCGCCAAAAGTTAACGAGCCGCCCGAAGGCGTCACCTTCCAGACAGAAGACTTTGATAGCTGGGTGCGCGACGCCGACAGTCTGTTTGACGAACATCTTATTCAGGTAGGCGAAACACCGGGCAACTGGCAGAATAAAAACTTGCCGCTTATGCGCGCTCTGTACGGCGTTGGGGGTATGCAGATTATGACCGCTCGGTGTAACGGTCGTATGTTTGGTTATCTGATGACGTTAATATCGCCATCGTTGACTTCGCCTGACATTTTGTCCGCGACAAACACTACATTCTTTGCGTCGCCAGAGTTCCCCGGATTAGGGTTGAAGTTGCAACGCGAAGCAATTAAAGAGTTAAAAAATAAAGGTGTTGACGAAGTCTTTTTTGAGGCAGGCAAAAGGGGTTCTGGTCCCCGTATTTCTATGCTATACAAGCGCCTAGGCGCGCAAGATCACGGTAGTGCATACCGTTTGCAACTGAAGGAAGCGTAAAATGGGTTTGGCAGCAGCAGCAGTAGTAGCTGGAACAGCGGCGTTAGGCGCCGGGGTATCCATAGGCGCATCTAAAAAAGCGGCTGCCGCGCAAATATCCGCATCTAACACTGCGGCAGCAGCGACGGAACGCGCTAACGCGCTGGCCTTGGAAGCGCAAAAAACCGCGTCGGCTGAATCTATTGCAGCGGCAAGAGAAGCAGCAGCAGTAGCGCAGGAAGCGCAAAATAATGCAAACAGACAAGCGCAGAACTTGGAACGCTTGCGCTACGACGAAGCGCGGGCCGCGGACCAGACAGCGTTTACTGGCGCGGAAGCAGCTTTAGGTAAAGGCTACGACACCGCGCTAGACGCATACCGTTCTTCGTATGGTGGGGCGCAAGCTGCTAGTGATTTGGGTTTTGACACCGCCCTAACTGACGCCAACAGGGGTTTTGACACCGCTTTGGGCGACGTTACTAGGGGTTACGCCGAGGGTCAAGCTGCCACCGATCTAGGTTATGACACCGCCAAAGGTGATTTTGAGCAGGCGTACCAGCGGCAGGGCGAGTTTCAGCAGCCGTTTATTAAGGATGGCCGCACCGCTCAAGATCAAATCATGCAGCTTATGGGCCTTAGCGGCGACACAACCGCTGCCAATTACGGCCAGTACGCTAAGTCATTTGGTATGGGCGATTTTGAGCAAGACCCCGGCTATGCCTTCCGTATGTCGGAAGGTCTAAAGGGGTTAGACCGATCAGCATCTGCACGCGGGGGCTTATTGTCTGGCGGCGCATTGAAGGCCACTCAACGGTTCGGCCAAGATTTAGCCAGCCAAGAATACCAAAACGCGTTTAACCGTTACCAGACTGAACGCGCGGCGCGTCTAGGTACGCTTGGCGGCATATCAGCTTCGGGTCAGTCAGCGGCAAATGTTATGACGGGCGCTGCGGGGCAGCTTGGCTCAAACAACGCGGCAAACGCTTTGGCGCGGGCAGCAGCAACATCTGCAAACTCTATAGGCCGC